ATGGCCGGCCATTACTTCATCCTCGACGAGCGGCACGAGCCGGTCGAGGTCGACCTGACCACCTTCAGCAAATGGACCGGCGGCACGATCGGCGACACCACGGTCGCTCCGAATGTCCGGGTATGGACGGTATTCCTCGGCGTGACGAACGACCGCGACCCGCCAGAGGTGCCGCGCTTCGTCCATTACATCTACGAGCCGGGTTCCCTATATAGAACGGTGGATTCGTACGGCTACGACTACGCCCTCGGCCGGCATGAGCGCATTGCCGCGTGGCTGAAAGAACGCGCCGCCGCGCGCGACGCACGGGCGGCGGCCACCAAGAAATGAGACCGGGCCCGGCGCGGACTATGAACCGCGGTAGGTGTCCGCCGGCCCGGCTGCCGGGATTGCGCCGGGCGCCGGCGACGCCGGGGTCGGCGACTGCGCCGGCCGATCGATCGTCACGGCGCCAGGCGCGAACGCGAAGCGCGCGGTCTCCTGAGCCTGCACCGATGCTTCCTTTGTCATGCCAAACCAGAAGCCCAGCACCTGGGACGACTCGCGCACGAAGTACATGACCAGGCCGCCGGCGGTCGCCGCGATCACCGGGTCGCGCAGCGTCCCGTCGGCAACGCCAAGCAGCACCAGGAATACGATCGCGATCGTCGCGGCGATGACGACGACGCTCAGCAGCGGCCGCATCCAGTCGCGCGGCTGCTTCGCCGCGAGCTGGCGCGCGCTGTCGCGATCCGCGGCTTCGGATGCATAGATGGACTGCGCGTAAGCGAGCTGCGCCTGTTCGCGCTGCGCGCCGATCTGCGCAAGATCGCGCTCGTGATCCATCTCGGCCTGCTTCAGCTTCACGATCGCGTCGGGATTGCTCGCCAGCGCCGTCATGATGCTGTCCGGCGTCGGATCGGTGCCGAGCGCCTTCGCGATCACCGACGCGGCGAGGCCGACGCCGGCGCCGACCACCGTTCCCACACCCGGGACCGCGTTCCCGAGAATTGGCGCGAACTTCGAGACCGCCGCGGCGACGTCGCCCCATGTGCTCACGCGGCCACCCCCGCGCGCATCATCGACGCCAGGCGCTGCGCGCGTGCGCCGACCTGGCCGGCCCACTTCGACGCGAGCATGCCGTCGGCCGCCGCCGCGTAGTCACCGCGGCGCATCGCCGCAAGCGTGTTCACGAACGACAGCAGGCCGCCGCCCATATTGAACGCCATGTTGATCACCACCCGCTGCCGCACGGCGTCGAGCTGCCGCCACCAAGACAGGTTGCGATCGAGCCATGCGATTGTTCGGTCGATGTCGCTCGACAGCATCCCGTCGCATTCGGCGTCACTGATGCCGACGTCCGACAGGTTGCGACCGACGCCGATCGTCGTCTTGCCGACGGTATCGACGTATGGCTTCAGGCGGCGCCCTTCGTCGCGGCTCAGCTCCGCGATCAGCTGCTGGCGGTCGAACGTTTCCATGCTCACTCCCCCCCGAGAATTGCCCGCGTCTTCCGACGCAGCAGGATTTCGATGTATTGCGACCCGACGATGCCGAGCGCGCTGCCGATGCCGAGCAGCGCGAGCGGCGGCAGTTCGGGGATCTGCAGCAGGACGACGCCCGCCACCATCGACGTGGCGGAACCGAGCAGCGCGCGGCCGACGATCACCCGGAACGTCAGCTGCTCGCTGCTGACCAGCAACTTCGCGACACCAATCAGGGCACCCATGATGATCAGCTCCAGAAACGTTTTTTCATGCTCCTGCATGATTCCCCCGGTTGCAGTGGTCTTCGTTGTTTAGAGGTAGCAGCACATGCCAAGCAGGCCGCCGCAGCACGTGGCCGCTATGTCGCCGAGCGATACGTCGCCGCCCGTGAAATGGTCGATCACTTCCTTGCCGATCCCGGCGAGCGCGGCGGCCGCGACCGCCGCGCGCCAGTCGATGAAATGGACCGCGGCGAAGATCAGCACGCCGGCAATGACGTGGAGGCACTTGTCCTGCGGGACCGCGCGCTCGATGCTCTGTTCGATGGGATTCACGGTGTCTGCCCTGCCTCGAGTACATTGATCGCGTCAGTGAAATCGGGCTGCGCGCGCAGGAAGCGATACGCCTGCTTGAATGGGTTCTCACCGGCCAGGTCATACGGGCACGCGAACGGCGTGTCGTCGAACGCCGGCAGGCCGGTGTTGTCCTTGTAGCGGCGAAGCCTGAACGTAACCACCGTCCGCTCGAGCGACATCGCCTCGACGCGGCAATATGCATGCTGCACGGTGAGCCCCTGCGGGGTGGTCGTGTCGATCATCAGTGCCATCTCTGCCTCCCGTTCGTCGATCAGTTCCCGGTCGCCGCGCGCAGCGGCAACCACGTGCCAGGCGTGCCGGCGGCTGTGCACACCCAACCGCGCACGATGTACTTACTGCCGGCCGTCCCGGTCTCGGCCGGCGCATAGTTCGCGATGTACTTTCCCAGCGGCCACGTGCCGACCGTCGGAGGGTTCGACGCGATGTCGTCGCCATTCAACGAGCCGCCGAGATAGGTCGCTTCGCGCATCGTGCCGACGTTGTATTCCCACGCCATGCCGCGCGTGCTCACGATCGACGGGTTGCTTGCCACCGTCCCGTAGACGCGCACGTAGGTCGCCGGATCGCCTGGCGTTACGCCGTCGGCCTTGTAGATATGGAACCGGACGTCCTCGATGAAGCTGCGCCGAGTGGGGTTGGTCGGCATGTCGACCTTGAAATACCCGGCGGGCGCCGCGTTGTTGATGTCGATGATCCGGACGTTCCAGTTCCGCAGCTTGTACGAGGTCGCTCCGAACAGCCGGCAGAAGTACAACTGCCCGGCCGTCATCACAGCGGCGTCGTACAGGAATTCGAGGTCGACGTTCTGGATGTCGATGTGCCCCATCGCCCCGACGTCGAGCCCGAACAGCCAGTACGGGCGAATCCGCCCCTTGATGGCTCCGATGGTCAAGTCGCCACCGTTCACGTTCCCCGTGCGTAGCCGCGCGATGCCGGTCGGCCCGGCCGCCGCGCCGCCGGCCACGTCTGCATCGCCGTCGATCTGGATCAGGCCGATGTGCGTGCGCGTGGCGTTCTGGATGCCGATCGACGTGATACCACCGCTCAAGAACACGCGATCGATGTACAAGCTGGCTTCGTTGACTGCAGCTTCCTCGGACCCGCGATAGATCAGGTCGCCGACCGTCAGCGAGCCCGCGAGATGGTAGATCCCGTTGTCCTTGCCGTCGTAGATATCGACGACGTCCATGTGGCCCGTGACACACTGGCACGTGAAGCCACCGTATACGTTCGTGCCCTTCACGCTGCCGCGGAACTTGTCGCAGTTCGATTGCATCGTCGCAACGCGCGGCGATGACGGCTGGCCGCCCTGATTCGAGAAGTCGTGCGCGGTAACGTGAAACTGGACGCCCGGCGCACCGCTGTTGACGTAGCCGCTCACGTACGACTGCGATGCAGCGACGCACGTCACGTTCGCCGCGTTGTGCAGGTAGATCTGCGAGTCGGCCGCGGTCGAGCTCGTCTCGACCAGGCTGCGCCCGACGCTGTTCCCGTCGAACAGGCCGGTGCACACGACGCGCGATTTCGCGCCCTGCAGCAGCAGGCCAGCCGTGTACGTCGCCGACGCCAACAGCTTGATCGACGCCAGCGCACCGACGTACAGCTCGCACGGGACCGTCACGACGGCATTCCGGATCGCGAGCGTGCCGTAGATGTGGTGCACGGGCTTGCCGGACGACAGCGCTTTCACGAAATTGACCGTGTCGTCGGCCACGCCGTCGCAGATGCAGCCGAACTGCTGCGGCGTCACCCAGTTCCGGCGCAGCACGTCCTGCACCGTGAGCGCCACTGCGCCGTCGGCGTCCTGGATGAAGCCCACCATGCCGGCGCCGCTCGTCGCAGCCAGGTCCGACCGAATCGAGCTGATGTCCGGGCTGAGATCGCTGACCTGCTCATCCCAGATCAGGTTGTTATACCTGTCCTTCACGACCTGGCGGTATGCGCCAACCCCGACGATGCGCGCCTCCCCGCGGCCGTCGAGGGTCACGGGGTTCTGATTGACGATCGTCGCTGCAAGGTCGATGTACGTGTCCTTGAAGATCTCGGTGTTCGGCTGGTAATAGAACACCTTGCCGCCCACCAGAGGCCGGCCGTTCGCGTCGTGGAAGGATGTCTTACCGTTTGGAAGAATCGAACCCATGGTCTAGAATCCCCAGGTCAATAAGGCGGGCATCATGGAAAACATCTGGCATTTCGTCGTGAACGAAGTCACCTCCGAAAGATTCCAGCTCGGCGTCGTCGTGTCGTGCGCGTGGACGTTCTTCATTTCACTGGCCGCTGCCTGGTACAGCCGCCGCCCCAGCAATCCCGGGCACGAACGGCAGAAGCTGATTCAGCGAATTGACAGTACGCCGCTGGACCGCCATTGGAAGCTCGCCGCTAAGCGCGGTCTGCGCCGCTCGTTCGTTGACGAACTGATTGATCGAATTACGGGCAATGTTCAGCCCCGGTAGCTTCAGCTTGTCCGCGATCGACGTCAGCGCGTTCAGCGCCATGGACGCCCCGGTCGCCGCCGTGTTCGAGTGATTCACCGCCGCGCCCGCCGGCTCCGACTGCACATTCGCTGCAACCCGCCCGATCTGCCGCAGCTGCCCCGCCTGCTGCGGGCCGAACAGGGCGTTCAGCTTCACATTCCCGATCGAATTCAGCGCCTTGTTGAAGGCCGCCTGTGAGAAGGTGCCGATCTCATCGCTCGCGCCGCCGAGCGCCTTCCCCTTCAGGTACTCGAGCGCCTGCGTCTGCAACGCGCGCCCCTGATCCGGGACCATGTTCATGAGCGCGTTCACGTCATCGACACTGCCGTTCAGCACGTACCGGCTGAAGAAGTTGTCGGGAACCGCGCGGCCGCTCACGAGCGCATTGAGCGCCGGCGTCGAGTCGATCGTGTTAAAGCGCGCCGCCGCCGCATCGCGCGCGCGATTGAACGCGGCGATCGCAGCTGCCCCCTGCTCGGCCTCGCCGCCGAGAAGCGGGGGCGTGTTGTCGAGCGCATCGCGGACGATCCCAAGCGCGCGAACGATGTTGCCGTTCTTGCCGTCGTTGTCGGCGATGCCCTGCGACAGGATGGTCTTGAACTGTTCCGCGGTGCTGACGTTCAGCGGCGTCTCGCCGCTCTCGAAGCGCTCGAGCTGCCGCGAGATTGCCGACGGCAGATGAAGGTCGCGCATCTGCTGCTCGAGCTGTTGGCGCGATGTCGACACGAATTGATTCGCGTCGAGCGGGATGTCGTTTCCGTTGATCGCATGGGCCTGCTGATAGAGGCCGGCGACGCGCGCCTGCGCGGCCGTGTCTTCGCGCGTTAGCGCGTCCATCAGCTGCCGGCCCGTCTGGTACTCGCCGAGGGCTTCATTGGCGCCCTGGCGGTTCATCGAGTTGATCAGCGCGGTATTCTGGTCCGCGTAGCGCTGCATCAGCGGCTCGCCAGCCCCCTGAATGCCGCGCAGGTTCCGCTCGGTCGTGAACTGCCGCGGATCGCGCGTCGCCTGCCCCAGCGTCAGGCCGCTCTCCGGGCCGAGCACAGCCGTGGCTTCCGCCTGGCGCAGCGCCGCTGCAGGATCGAGGGTGCGGTTCGTCGCCAGCGCGTCAGTGACCCGCGTGCGCACGTTGTTCAGGATGGTGTCCGGCAACACCGACAGGTCGATGCCTTGATCTTGAGCGGCCTGGCGAATCAGCGCATCGGCGTTCTGCGCCGCTTCAGCCTGCGTCGAAGGCAGCCGCGCATTGATGCCCGACATGACGCGCGAGACGCCGGTCGCGAGCCGATTGGCGATCGCACCGAGCGCCGACCCGGCCGCGCCGCCAACAGCACCGCCGGCGGCGCCAGCTGCCACACGCTCGCCGAGCATGCCGAGCGTATCGCCCTGGTGCATCGGCTGTGCCGCGCCCGTCACCGCTCCGGCGACAGCGCCGCGTCCCACCATGCCCGCCAGCGATCGCGCGCCGCCGACGATCGGGCCGCCGATGAGGTTGACCGGGTTCGCCACCGCCCCGCCGATGTCGCTCAGGACGCGTTCGGTGGTGGTCGCCGGCTGCGGTGTGATCGCATCGACGCCGCGCTTAATGAGCGTGTCGACGTCCTGCAGTTGCGGATCATGGCCGAGCGCGCCACCGACCGCATTGATCGAGGCGTTGATCGGGTTCGCGACCAGGCCGACCGCGTCGGCCACGCCGTGACCAACCGCGCGCGCCGCGAGCCCGAGCTGATGGCCGAGGTTATCGACGGTCCAGCCGGAAGCCTGCGGCGCCGCAGCCGGCCCCTTGCCGCGCGCGGCGAGCGCCGCAAGCAGATCTTCGTCGCTGATGCCCGCGAGCTCCTGCGGGGTCGCCGCGTTCGCGGTTCCGGAAATGGCGCTCGCGACGGCGTTCCCGACGCGCGCGAGCATTCCAGGCTGTGCCGGCTGCTGCGCCGCCCGCTGCGGTGCCTGGGCGCGCTGCACGGTCTGCATGGCGCCGAGCAGCTTCGCGACATACTGCGGATCCTCCGCGTAGCCGCCAGCCTTCAGCGCCGATGCATACCGGTTCGCGTCGCCGCCCGCGCCGACGGCCCCCGGATACTTACGCGCGATGAGGCCCGCGTAATCGCTCGCGAAGTCGCTTGGCGTCGCGTAGGCCCGATAGGCGTCGGTGCTGCCGGTCATGTTGTCGCGCGCAGTGACGCCACCGCCGGAGAAGTCCTTGATGTTCCCGAGGTTGTTCGTGCCCGGGATCACCGACTTTCCCCAGCCGGTTTCATGGCCCCACTGCGCCAGCAAGACATTGCGATCAACGCCGAGCTGCTGCCCGACCGAATCGGCGACGCCGCCGTATTGCGCGGCGAACGAGGCCGGCGTGTAGGTGGCCGGCTTGATCGAGCCGAGCAGCTGGTCGTCGGAAAGTGCGCTCAGGTCGGCCATCTCAGTACCCCATCGCCTTCAGGCGTGCCGCAAGTGTCGGGTTCGACGCCGCGCGGCGGCGCAGCTCGGCGAGGGCCGTGTCGGACGCCGCCGATGCGGCGGCCGGCTGCGGCTGTGCCCCCGGCGCAGCGGCCGGCTGCCGTGCCGCCGGCGCGCCCGGCCGCGGCTGCGACGCGTAATCCTGGTTCGCATTCGATACGATCGACGGAATCAGCCCGGCACCCGGGCCGGCCTGAGCCTTCAGCGCCTCGATCGCGAGATCGCGGGAGCGCGCCTTCTGCTCGATCGTCGCCGGCGAATCGCCCGCCTGCGGGAAGTATTTCTTGTCCTCGTTCACGAATTCGGATTCGGCGATCGCCGCGCCCGATTCCTTCCGCAGGACCGCGCTGATGAAGTTGCGCTTCGCCTGCTCGTACGATTGCTGCTGATCGCTGTTCATGAAGTTGGTCGCGCCGGCCAGCGCACCGCCGATAACCGGCACGGCACCAGCCGCCCGGTACACCGGGTTCGTGTTCGTCGTGCCGCCTGCCTCGAGCTGCCGAAGCATGTTCTGCGCGTCGAGCGCGCGCGCGCCGAACGCGACGGCGTTCGATTGCTCACCCGAGAGGTTGCCGATCGACGTGCTGATTGGCTTCCCGTCCGCGCCGAGCACCGGCGTCGACTGGCCGGTCGCCTTGTTCACGACGACGCCGTTCTTCGGGTCGTATTCGAGCGCGCGCATGTTCTGTGCACGCGTCTCGATCCCTTCGGTCGCGAGGTTGTGCCGCTGCGTCTCCCCGAACTGCGATTGCGCGAGTTGCTGGTCGATCGCCTTGCTGTGCTGATCGAGTTGCTGCATGACCGTCAACGCCTCGCGCTGCTTGTTCGCGACGAGCGTCGGGTTGTAGACGGCCGGCATGTTCGCGACCGAGTCCGCGCCGAGATGCGACGCGGCCCACTGGCGCGCGAGGTCGTAGCTCGTCTGGTCGGTCACGCCGTTCAGCACCTGCCCGATCGCGCCGATCTTCTGCAAAGCTCCGTCGACGCTCGCCTTCTGCTGCGCGAGCTGCGCGGACTGCGTTTCGGCGAGCGACTTGGCGAGCCCCGGCACCGCAGCGCCGTTGCCGCTCGCGGCCACGTTGCCGACGATGCTGCTCGCGTTCAGCGTGCCGTCGGGATTGACAGCGCCCGGCGCCCTGAATGCGTCGTTGAGCGCCTGGGCCTGTGCGACCTCGCGCTGCTTATCCTGAATCGCGAGATCATAGAGCTGGTTCTGCCGCTGCGCGCCCTGCACCGCGGCGACCTGAGCATATGCCGTCAGCGGATTCTGGACCTGAACCGGCTGGACCTGGAGCGAAATGGAAGGATCGAGCGCCATGATCAACCCGTAAAGTTGAAGACGTTGTTGCCGACGCCATACGCCGCCGGGTTGATATTGCCGCCCACCCCGTAGAGCGTTGCGCCGCTTGTCGCTGCCCCGCCCGACGTAGCCGACGGAAACAGGCGATTCATCAGCAAACCGTTCTGCACGGTGTTTGCCGCGCCGGACAGGCCGCCATTGATAGCGCTTGCGGCACCGACCGTTCCGGCTGCCGACGCGGCCGCGCCGGACGTCAGCGTGTTCCCGACCGAGTTCGCCGCCTGTGCCCCAAAGCCGCCGGTCAGCGCGGCAGCGTTCTGGCCGGTCCCAACCAGCGAAAACAACCGGTTCACGTTGTCGGCCGCCGATCCGTAGTTCGTCTTGAACGTGTTGAGATTCCGGCTGTACACGTCGTTGTAGGTCGTGTCGGCCAGCCCAGAGGCAAATGACGCGGCACCCTTCAACGCTGCCCCCGACGCGCCAAGGCCACGGGCCGATGCGCTGTTCTGCGCGGCCTTCAGCCCCTGCTGCAGCGTGAACTGGTAGCCGGGCGTGGCGGCGGCCTCCGCCGCGGTTGGCGCAGTGAATCGCTGCTGAAGGATCGACGTCCCGTTCGGCGACAGCGCGAACGTCCCGTCCTTGTTCGTCGAGACGTTGTAGCCCATCGCCGTCAGCAGCGGATTGATTGCGCTCGACCCGAGATTGCGGTACGGCTCGAGGTCGGTGCGCGTCTGCTGATACTGCTTCCACTGCATATCGGCCGAGCGGTTCGCCGCGTCGGCCTGCGTGTCAGCAGCATCGCTGGCCGCTCCGGCGCTCAGCGCGGAACCCGCAAGACTCGCGACCGCCGCGCCGCCAATTGCTGCTGCGACCATATCTCAGCCCTCCAGCCATTTCGAATAGGTGGTTTCGACCGGCTCAAAGCCGAGAAACCGAAACAGCGCAGTCGCGTCGTGCGCATTCTTGCTGCCGACAAACCACAGCTTCACGCCGCGACGCTTCAGTTCCTTCTCGACGAAGCGGAACATGCGCACGCCCGCCATGCCCGTGCGCTTGTCCTCGCGCACGAAGAAGATGTCCGGCGAGCACGTCAGGCACGAGCGGTAATGCAGCCCCGGCGCGATAAAACACACGAAGTAGCAGACGATCGCGCCGGCCTCGCGGCCAATCACCATCATTAGCGACCCGTCCGCCTCGCGAGCGCGGTACACCTCGACCTGCGGCTCCAGCCCGACGCCGTGATCCTTGTGTAGCGAGATCTCGCCGTAGTGCTCGTGCAGCAGCGGCAGCAGCTCTGCATACACCTCCGAAAATCGCTCGACGGCAAACGTGATCATGCGAACCTCAGGTCGACGATGAGGTGGATTCTGTCCTCGCCGCTGTTGTTCAACACCTCGTGCTCGATCGCGTTTTGGAACCACCAGATCTCGCCGGGACGCATATGGACCTGTTCATCGCCGCAGCGGAAGACGTTGCCCGGTTCCGACTGCAGCACGATGTGATAGCGATCCCAGTACGACGCGTGCCATTCGGAATCCGCGTGCGGGAAGATCCTGCCGCCAGGCTTGATGCGGTTGATCATGCAACGGCCCAGCCGCGTCGCACTCATCGCCGTTGCAAGGGCCATGATGTGATTGCGCGCCTCCGGCAACTCGTTGATTTCCGCGCGCCACGGGCACTCGTGCAGGTCGTGGCCCGCCAGCTTGTTCTGCTTGTACAGTTCGAGTTCTGCATCCGACTCGATCTGCACGTGATCCTGGAAGCGCAAATAGATCGTGTCGGTCTCGCCGAATGGCCCCTGCGGGAACTTGCGCAGGAAATCGTCGGCCTTCCACAGGTCGGGCTTGCGATAGATCACGTTCAGCAGCGGCAGGACGTTCGCGCCGTCGGCGATTTTCAGGAAGTTCCTCACGATGCGTCGGCCTCCGCGCCCGTGATCGTCAGCGTCGCGCCGTTGCCGTCGGCGTACAGCACCGAGGGATTCACGATCTTCAGGTTCAGCACTTCCGTCAGCGGCAACGACTTGCCGGCCGGCACGCTGACCTGATGCACGCGCGTCGCGTCATTCGCCGCGCCGGCGTTCGGCACGAGGTAGACGTTCACGACGATCGGGGCCGCGGTCGGGTTCCAGGCGTTCGCCGAGTGCACCGCGCCTTGCTTGCCGGCCGCCGGCGTGTAGATCGCGGCCGCGGCCCCGCCGAGGACGGATTGCGAGAGGGTCTTCCAGTTCACGGCCATATTTACGCCTCGATCAGTTTGCGGATGTCATCCGGCACGCGCTGCGCGACCGGTACGGGTTCAGGGAGTGTCGCGGCCGCACGCGGAGGCACGGCGACAGGATCGGGAAGCGCTGTCGCCGCGCGCGGCACCGTCGGCACGACGCCAGGCAGCGGCTCGACCGGCTCGCGGTGCGGCACCGACGCGGGCATGCTCAGCACGAGCGCTTCGAGCACGGCGACGCGCTCGACCAACGCGGCAATGAACGCGGCTGCCGGGTCGGCATTCACCGTCATCTCGAGGTCGCGCACGCGCTGCGTGACGTCGATCAGGTCGCCGCCCGGCTCGTTGCCGGTGCGCTGGAACTGCTTCAGCAGAAACTCGAACCAGACGCGTTCGAGCCTGCCCGACGCATCGAGCAGCGGCAGCTTCGGATCCGGGAACGGCGATCGCATGTCGAGCTTCTTCGCCATCACGCCTCCCCTTCGGCGCGCACGTATGCGCCATTCAATGCTGTGCGCACGTTCGCCGACCACGACACCTCGAAGATGCGGCCCAAGCCCCTATCCATGCCAAGGCGGTTGAACTGCGTCCTATGCCCGAAGTCGCCGCGCGCGCCGAGCCCGCGCGACAGCGTATTGCTCCACGTCTTGCCGCGCGTATCTGACCAGCGCAGCCGCACCTGCGGTTCGGGATCGTTCGCGCCGGCCTGCCCGACTTCCATGTCGACGATGAAGCGGTCGTACGTGATCCGGTCGCCGTCGTTTCCAGTGCGCGGCCATGAACGGACGTACAGCCTCGCCTGGCCGTCGTCGTCGTAGGCGTCGGCCGACAGCTCGTAGAGGTTGCCGTTCTCCCAGTCCCCCACCAGCTGCTTGCGGCGCCACTGCGCCGTGCACGCACCGCGATGACGGTGCAGCACGCCCGCGGTGTCCATCCACAGGCGCTCGTGCCACTGCTGCGTCGACAGGTCGTAGCACCAGGTCTTGTCAGCCGACGGGAAGGTCAGCACGTAGAAAATGTGCGTGTCGACCTGGTGCGTGTAGCCGATCGCGTCGTCGAGGCGCGGATAGGTGCGCAGTTCCTCGGTGAGCGCGGGCGTCGAGATCAGCAGCGCGCTCATCTGGTTGCTGCGGAAGATCAGCCCATCGCCATCCTCGCCGGCGCCGAGCCAGTAAACGGAGGTGTCCGCCTTCGCGATCGACGCCGGCGCGCTGCATCCGTACTCGATGAACGAGCCCGGATAGCGCGCGAACGCGAAATCCGACGCGCCGGCGTTGTACCAAGGTTCGGTCGTGCTCTCGCCGAACACCCAGATCACGCGATCGACCACCTCGAGGGCGACGGTTTTGTCCGGCGCGCCGTTCTTCGCGGCGATGTCGAGCGGATCGAATGTCACGGCCAGCGCGCCGCTCGCATAGAACTGCCGCGTCCCTGGCTGGTTGAACAGCATGAAGTCGTCGATCACGGCGATCCGGTTGGAGCCGTAGAACGCATCGTCGGCAATCTGGCTGTAGACGCGCGTCGTGAAATCGAACTGGTAGCCGTACTTCGTGCCGTCGACGATGACCAACGCCACGCTGTTGTCGCGCATGCTCACCGGGCCGGCCGTCGACATCAGCGTGCCGAGCTCGGTGAATGACCAGTTGACGCCGATCACGTAGAGCCGCGACGCCACGACGGCGAATAGCTCGCCATTCGTCGCGGCATAGAGCCCGCGGAAGCCATTCAGCGGCGCGACCGCGCGGCGAATCAGGCCCGGCGCCGGCAGGTGCGTCACCGGAAACTCGGAATCTGCGGGGTTCTGCTCGGCGTACAGGTTCACGCAGCGCTGATTCGCCGCGATGATGCTGCGCGCCTGGTATGCGCCGGTCGTGAGCGCGCCTTTCATACCGGCCACCCGCGGCCGTACCGCCAGCCGTAGTCATCGCCGCTCGGCCAGCTGCAGCCGCGGTCGTTGCGCACGACCATCACGCCGCGCGCGAGCGTCGTGCGCTTGCCGGCCGGGTCGTCCATGTAGATGCGATACGGCAGCCGGCCGCATGCGTCGGCGGTGCTCGCTGGCACGAAGACGAATGCCGATTCGGGCGCGCCCGGTGCCGTGATCGCGAGCGGCGGATACGCGCATTCGGCTACCTTCAGCGTCAGCGTGTAGCCGGTCAGATCAACGGGATCGACCGAATCCTCGCAGTCGGTCTGATAGACGTCGAGCAGCACGCGGAAATCATCCCCCGCAGCGACCGCGAAATCGCGTTCCTGCGCGGGCTGATCCAGTGCCACCGCAAATTTCACGTCCATCAAAAATACTCCGTTCGTGTGGGCTCGTTTGACCGCGGTGCCTTCGCCAGCGCCGTAATCTCCCGTTCGCCCCATGTGAGCCACATCGGGTCAGCCGCCTTGCCGAATTCCGGCGCCGCAAGGAATGACGCCATCAGCACATACGGCTCCTCTGCTGCTTCCGGAAGCGTCTGGATGGTCCAGCGCACCCGCTCGTCCTTGCGCACCGATGCGTGCACCGCGCGCAGCTTCTGCTTAGCGAGCAGCAGATCCTCGGCGTCGGCCGTTTGCCCCGTCCCGAGTACCCTGATCTTCTTCAGCACCCGGCTTGCCAGGTCCGTCAGCGTCGCCGCCATCTGCATCCCCTTGCGCGGCCGTGGCCGCATTCACGAGCGCCGCTTCGAGCTCGGCGACGCGCGCTTGCGCTTCGTTCAGCTCGGCGCCACGCGCCACGTACGCCTCGAGCAGGTCGCGGTGCTCAGCATCGAGCGCCGCGAGGGCAGCCAGTGCCGCGATCAGGTCGCTGTCCGGTCTCGGCGCGGCGCCGGCCGCCGGCCCCGCCGAAACCGGGGCGGCCGGCTCGACGCCGTCGACCTCGAAATGCCGGTTCGCGAGCAGCTTGCGCGCCGGCGCATCGTCGAGATTGACCCATTCGCCGATCGGCATCGCTATGCCCGCGAAGTGCGTGCCGCGGCGGTGCTCGTCGCCGTTCGGATCTCCGATGTATCTCACCCTTGCCATGTCAGCCTCGTTCAGTGCGGGGGCGGCCGCCGTGGCCGCCTCCATGCGCCGCTTACGCGTTCGGCGGCAGGAAGAACACGTGCAGCGTCACCGTGCCGGCCACCGCGCCGGTAGCCGGTGCCGCGCGCACGTTCACGTCGATCGTGTCGTCCTGCGCGAGCGTCAGCGGCTGAGCGGCGGCCGCCGACGCTCGCGCAACGCCGCCCACCTGCGCGACGGTCGACGCCGCGATGAAGTGCTGCACGTCGTCGCCGGTGCCGACGTCGAGCGTGATCGTCGGTGCGCCGTTCGTGTCGAGGTCGCTCGTCACGAGCATCACGTCGACGACCGTCGAGCCCTTCGACAGCAGCGGGCCCTGCAGGACGTCGTTCAGCGCGAGTGCGGCCGTCAGCGTGTACTGTGCGGTTGCGCACTTCAGGCTCGACGCGTCGCCGACCCCGATCTTCGTGTTCGATCGCCCGGTCAGCGGGCTCATCAACTTGGTTGCCATGTCGTTCCCCTATCGGTTCAGGAGGAAGCGCCGCGCGAGCGGCGCCACCGTGCGCGATTAGCGCGTTATGCGTCCGCGACGGCTGCGGCGTAGACCGTGACCAGGCCGTGCTGCACCAGGTCTGCCGTGTCGTCCGGGCCCTTGCCGAACAGCAACTTCTCGATGCCGCGGATTTCCTGAATGCCGACGCCCGTCCGGAAGCCGTAGTCGCGCACGTCCGTCGTTGACTTCGTGCGTTGCGCCCACGCGACGCCGACCGCTTGCGCACCGCAGAGGAAGTTCGCGCCGACGTCGATGCCGGCCGCGCCGACACCAGCCAGCACCGGGATTTCCGGGATTTCGCGGATGATCACGCCATCCCACACCAGCGAACCGCCCGTGAACAGCGGGTTGCTGTTCATGCCGTTTCCTTCGCGCGCACGCGCTTCGCGGTTCGCCTGCTGCATCACCGGATCCTTGCCGAGGTCACGGAACGACAGGGAGTTCGCGAACATCACGTACCATTCCTCGTCCTCGTTCAGACGGATGGGCTTGATTGCCGGCGACGCGAGCTGTGCGCGGCGCTTCGCCAGGCTGATCATGTCGGTCGTGAGCTTGTCGGCCGTGTTGTCGATGTTCGCGAGCGATGCCGAATGGTCGTTGCCAGTGTTGTTGCCGACAACCGCGCCGAACAGCACGCGGTCGGCGTTGTCGACGAGCCACGCATCTTTCTGCGCTTCGGTCGCCGCGGCGTACAGCACACCGTTGATCGAATACAGCGCATCGATCGTCTGGTTACGCATCTTCTCCATCGCCCACAGCTTCAGTGCGGTTTTGCTGGCGTTGCGCAGGTCGATCGCCGACTTCTGGTCGTCCCAGTCGGTGACGACGACGGCGTTTCGCACCGGGTTGACGGTCACGGCCATCGAGCGCGAGTCGAGTTCTTCCTCGTTGCCCTCGAGCACCTGATTGCCGGTGACGCCCGGGCTCTTGAGCTTGCGGACGTTCGCGAACGTCACGCGGTCGCCCGGCTTGCGGGTCAGGTCGTCCTTAAGCTGGATGATCGAGTTCTCGTCCGTGCCCATGTAGCGCAGAAAGCGCGACTGGCGGACGTATTCCATGAAGAACTGATCGTCCCATTGCTGCGGGGTCAATCCCGCACGTGCGGTGGTCTCAGCCATTTTTCAGCCTCATCGTTTCAGAATGTCAGTGAGCGCGGTCGGACCGGTCCACGCCTGCGCGCTGCGCGGCGCGGCGGATCGAGCCGTCGCAAGGGATCGCGGAATCACGGGGGCGGCCGGCGCGGCTGCGGCGGCAGGCTGTGCGGCGGGTGCCGCGCCCTGCTGCTGCAGCTCGGCAAGGATCTCGTCGCGCAACTTCTGGCGGTACGCCGCCGGATCGCTGCCGATCTCCTGCATTGCCTGCATTCGCTTCGCCTGGTCGAGCATGAATTGCCACGGGTGCCGCTGTTGAGCCAGCTGCGCACCGAGCGCGGGGTTTTCCTGCACGGCCTTCTGGAACACCTCGAGCGCGCTGTCGACCGCGGCGTCGCCGTGTTGCTGGCGGACCATCATCTCCGACATGTTCATGCGCTCGTTCAGCAGCGCGCCTTCGTAGGTCAGCGGCGCCGGGCGCTCTTGCTGCTGTTGCTGCGCCGGCTGCTGCTGACCCTGCGACGCGCGCAGGTGCTTCAGTTCTTCCTCGAAGCGGATCGCCTTTTCCTTCCAGTCCTGGCGGCCCTTCCGTTCTTCCTCCAACGCCTTCAACGGGACCATCTGGCCGGGTTCGGATGCCGGCGGCGCATCGGTTTGCGAGCTCGCTGCAGCCACGCCAGCACCATCAGCCGGCGGGGTCTGCGTGGCCGCATCGCCCGTGTGGGTCGCTTCGGCGCCCGGTTGCTCGACGACTTGCTGCTGCTGCGCATCGTCCGCTGCCGGCTGCTCCGCCTCACCACTCAGAACCTGATCCAAGGTCGTTCCCATCTTCAGCTCTCCAACACGCCCGATTCGACCCGGCGGCAGTCGTAACGCCCGTACCCCGGCGGCAGGTCAAGCAAAATCCGTCACCATCGGCGGCCGCTGCGCGTCAGCGATATTGCGCACGGCCTCCGTCTGAATCTTTCCGGTCTCCGCGTCGAGCTTGCGGATCTTCGCGGCCTGTTCCATCTGGTCGAGCGAGGACGGGCCCTGCGGCGCATCCGGCGCGGCGCCGTCCGGCTGGCCGGCCTCGGCCATCGTGCGCGTGGCCTCGGCGTTCGCCTTGTTGGCCTGCGCGTTCGTCTTCTCGATGTTGGCCTGCTGCTGTGCCGTGCCGAGCTGCTGCGCCTGCTGTTGCGCCGGCGCGCGCGCGGCGCGACCCTGCTCGAGCATCTCGAGCAGCTTGTCCTTGTTCCGGAGCTGCGACGCCTCGATGAGCACCTCGGGCGGCAGCGGATCGCCAGCCTGCGCGAGCGCGGGCGCGAGCTGCGCGAGCATCTGGAACTGCTCGGCCTGCACGTTCGCGACGTCCGGCCCTTCCTCGATCGTGATATCGACGTCCAGGCCACCGATGTCGTTGTCGACGCGCACCACCTCATTCAGGCGCGGATCGCCGGGCTGCAGCCCCATCTGCTGCATGAGGGCCTGCACCTGGTCGGGCGGCAGCTCGCCGAGCGCATCGGCGACCGTGACCTGGCGATTCAGCCCGACCCAGCGCGTGTTCTTCTCGTCGTCGGTGACGCGGATCCACTTCTCGCTCGTCCAGAACTGGCGAATGCGCAGCCACGTCGCCTCGTAGATCTGCTTCGTCCACTGGCGCAGGTCATCGATGATCGGCTCGACCTCGATTGCGCCGCCGGCCTGCTGCGCCTGGATCGCGCGCCCCGACTGGATGCGCGGATCCTTACCGGCCATCGCGGCGTTCGGGCCGCTCGCCTGCAGCTCGGCCGTCGCGTGCTGCATCAGCTGCATCTGCGACGCGGCCATGTCGCCGGTCGGCAGAATGCCGAAGTCCTCGCCGAACTTGCCGGCGGCCTGCACCTCGAGGTGGCCGTCGGGGCGCGCCAGCTGCCGCTTTGCCGCGTCGACGTCGTTGATCGCCTGCGCGTTGCCGAACGTCTGCCGGACGGACATGAGGTGCAGCGCCTTCGACCGGCGCTTGTTCACCTCGTCCTGCAACGAGATCATGTCGCGCACGTGGCCGTAGCGCTGGTTCTCGCGGTCCACGTAGGCGGAGCGCAGGATCAGCGAACACGCCGGCTTGCCATCGCGGCCGATGTACGGCGACGGCATCGGGTCGGTCAGGTAGCCGCCCTTGGTGAACGTCGCGATGAACCAGACGCCGTCCTGCACCCAGTGGCACTGAACGACGCGCACGCGCGTGCGCCGGTTGTCGGCCCACCGCAGATACTTCGGACGGTCGTCGTAGGTGTCGGACACCGAGACGGATGCGAGCGTGTATTCAATCGCATCCTGCCGATCGGGAAACATGTCGAGCGCCTCGTCGCGGTCCATCCAGATAACGACTCCGAGATAGCGCGCGTCGCTGAAATCTTTCTGGCGGCTGTACGGGTCAAACCAGATGCGGTCCCACGGAATCCGCGTGATGTCGACGTCGTATCCGTCCGAGCCTTCGACGACGGTCACATCGGCGCCGCCGTAGCCCTCGATCAGCATGTCCTCGTACACGTCCGAACGCGTGACGTCGAAATCGTTCTGGTCGGCCACGTAGCGGAGCGAATCCGTCGACGCCTCGGCGAGCTGGTCTTCGTGCGGCGTGCGCGGGAACGCCTTGGGGTCGCTGCGCATGCGGCGCTCGAAGCCGCGCAGGTATTCGACCTTGCGCTTCACGTAATTGATGGTCAGTGCCGGCTGGCCGCGCTTCGCGAGCGCGTCGAGCTCGGCGCGCGTCCACTGCTGCCCGTCGTAGTAGTCGCGATCGCGTTCCGACCGCTTCCGCGCGTCGTACGTCATATCCTCGGCTTCCTCGAAGCGGCGGCACAGGACCGACACGTCCGGCACGCGGTATTCCGCGACCTGAACGTCGACGACTGCGGCCGGCGTGGCCGTCATGCTGTCCGCCATGACCCCTCCGCGTCGTTGTCGACCTTGTTGAACGCGCGATCCCAGCGGTCGACCGGCTTCTCCTCGACCTTCACCGGCACGACGGCCGGATGCGCGTCGGCGATCGCGCGCCCGATCAGGCTGCCGTTATCGACCTCGTCGTCGTTCTTCGCGCCCGGGAACTTCACGTACTGCGCGATGATGTCGTCGCCTTCCGGGCCTTCCGGCATGAACACGGCACCGTTCGACGCCATGCCCTGAAACGCCTGCGCCTTCACTTCCTTGTTCGCGCCGTGCGGCGTAATCGGCTCGACGCGCACGAATTGCTTCTCGACCCGCATCGCAGCCGTCACGAAGCCCGCGACGGATTTCCAGTTGTTGTCGTCCTCGGGGAACCAGGCGAGCGGCCGATACTTGCGAATCAGCCCGGTGCGGCAGTCTTCCGGCTTCACCTCGCGGCGCTTGGCGGCCTCCACGTTCCCGACGACCTCGGCCGCCATCTTGTCCATCGTCATCTGCTTGCGGAAGCCGTCGATCAGGTAGACGTTGCTCAGCGCGTCGATGCCCCACACGCGCACGCACGCGAAGTCGGACGTGCTCGAGCCGGCCGGCGCGTGGTCGCTCGTGATGTAGTAGTTGAGCCGCTTCGGCTGGCTGCCCGGCCGATACCGCCGGAACCACGATTTCTGAAAGAACGTGCCTTCCGCCGGCGCCGGCTTCTGCTGATACAGCGACGACCAGGTGCGCGCGTTCCTCTTGAACGGCTCCCAGTGGCTCAGGCTGAACCATTCCGGCCAGAGCGTCGCGCCGATCTCGCGGCCGAGCGGGTCGTCGGCACGGTCGGCGATCGCCGGCAGGCAGATCACGTACCATGTGCGGCCGTCGCGCCCTTCGATCCAGCCGGACTCGCCGTCCCAGCCGACCGGCAGAATGCGGCCGGCGACGTCGTCCTCGTGCCAGCGCGTTTGAATGAGCACCTGCGGCGCGCCCGGGATTAGGCGCGAGCAGAAGTCGTCGATGTACGCGTCCCAGGTCTTGCGGCGCATCGGCTCGGATTCGGCCTCGTCGCGGCCCGCGACCGGATCGTCGAGCACGCCGAGCGCGCCGCGGTTGCCGGTCAGGCCCGACAGCAGGCCGCCGGCCATGAATTCCGACCCGTTCGTCAACGTCCACTGATGCGCCGCGCGATTGTCCGGCACCAGGCCGACGCCGACCAGGCGATCGAACGACGGCGAGCGCACGAGCTGCCGCGCGCGACGCCCCTGCTTCATCGCGATTTCGGTCGCGTAGCTGGCGAGGATGACGTTCCGGCGCGGCTTGCGCGCCATGAACCACGGGATGAAGACGATATCGGAGTAGGTGCTTTTCGCCGAGCCCGGCGGCATCAGCACCATCAGATTCGGGATCGTGCCGTCGTCGATGCCCTGCAGCTTCTCGCAGAGCAGCTGGTGATGCGCGGCGAGCTTGCCAAGGCGCATCACCGAGAAACGGTCTTCGTCCTCGGCGTCAGTGAGCGGCACCGTCGGAATGTCCACCATGCACGCGAAGTCAGACAGGCTGCGGAGCGAAAGCTCGCGCCGCGCTGCCTGTACGTCTGCGATGGTGAATTCCCGTGCGCCCATTCAGATCTTGATCGATGCCAGTATGCGAAGTTGTTCGATGGATAGCTTGCTCATGTCGACGGTGGTCTTCACATCGATCGGGCCACCGTCCAGCCCGGAAACTTCGGCCTTCACGCGGTCAACGCTCCAGCCCATCACCTTCGAGATGCTGTCGAGCGCCGCCCGCTTGTCCGACCACTTCACTTTGCTCGTCACGCCGACCTGCATGCGGTCCTCGCCGCTGCCGTCGAATTCTTCCGTCACCTCGAATCCGGCGAGCGCCGCGGCCGTGTCGTCATCGAGTTCCGGCACGCGCTTCAGCGTCCCATCCTCGCGGAAGAACGCACGCGGATCGGCGAAGGCTAGGCGTGCGTACTCGAGCATGACGCGCTCCCGCGTGATCTCGAACTTCTTCGCAAGGCGCTCGCGCGCCGCAGTGATCGCGGCCTGCACCTTCGCATTCGCAAGCAAGCGTGATCCGATCTGCGAAGCGGCTTTCGCGCTGTAGCCAGCGCGGATCGCAGCTTGCGTTCCGTTCAGGTCGCGCAGGTACTCATCGACGAATCGCGCCTGTTTCGGGTTGAGGTCGTTCCTAGATGCCATGGTCCCGACAGACGAACGAATGCAAATCGTTAGGCATGTGAAGTATCCGATAAGTCGATAGCCGAAATCTTGGCTAAATTGCGTTTTACCCAGCCGAGATTTCGTCTAAATGCACTGGACGCTGCAGCATGGTAGGCGCGTCGAGAGGATCGCGGCCGGTCTTGATCGACCAGGCGATCAGCAGCAGCGAGCCGACGGAGTGCGACGGCTCGACGCCGTCGCGATAGCTCTGCAGCGAACTTCGCGGAATCGACGTGACCCTCGACAACTTGTAGAGGGAGATGCCGCCATGACAGAGGTCGGCGAGGATGCGAAACCAGTCGATTCGCTGATCAATCATGGCGACGTGCATGCACAGCTCCCGGCGGTCAGAGTGCTTCGCGCAGCTGGCGCGCGACGTCGAGCAGCTCGTCGCGCGCGTCGTGCTCGAGCGCGCTCAACTTCCCTTCGAGCAGCGTGAGCCAGCGGTGCACGGGCCGCGGCGCGCCGAGCTCGCGCGGCACTGTCGCGGCGTTGTAGAGCCGCTGCCATTCCGCGACCTTCGCCTGTTCGTCGGTCAGCTGCTGCTCGAGGTCGGCGACGCGCGCGCGCAGCGCGTCGACATCAGCGAGCGAGACATGCGCCGCGGTGTCGCCGCCTTGCGATGCATCCGGCGCAGACGATGCAGTGTCGCTTGCGGATTGACCGACCGCAGGCGACGCAGCGCCTTCCCCCAATGCCAAGGTCTCCGCGTCAACGCCGACAGAAGCAACCGAACCAGTTTCGGTCAGTCCCGCACCCGGGGCATTTGTCGGGGACATAGTTCCGTCGGTCTCGCTCGAGCGCGGCGCCGACCACGCGCCAGTCGACGAGAGGTCGGGTGTGTCGGGCGAGCGGGCAGCTGAAGCATCGACGGCCGTATCGGTCGCCGCATCCGCGGCAGCGGTTGCTGTCGACTCCCCCGACTCGGCCGCGCCACCCTCCTGCGCCGGCGGTTGTGCGTTCTTGATCCAGTCCGGCAGCGCTTCGCGCTCGTCGGCCGTCATCGGCGAAACTTCGGGAAGCGGCGCAATGCCGGTTGCGCGCGAGCCGTCGGCATATGCCCGCGTTTCGATTTGCGGCGCGCCTTGCGCCTGCTCGGTGCTGCTCGGTGCTGCGTCTTTCAGGTCTTCCATGGTGTGCTCCGTATGCGATTGCGAAATTTCGAAAGCTGCGGCTCAGACCTGCGGAATGCCAGGGCCAGGCTGAATTCAGTCGTGCAAGCGCTGCTTCAGCAGGTAGCCTTCGAGCGGCCAGATCTTCGCGACCGCGTTCTGCCGCGCGATCTTGCGGCCGATCTCGGCGTCGAAATTTTCGGGCGACGCGCACGCGCTTTCGCCGGTCACGGTGAAGCCGTTGCGCAGCACAAGCACGCAGAAGGTCAGCAGGCCCAGCGGCGCGGTGGCACCGTCTTCGACACCCTCAGCGACGGCTGCACCGAGCACGCCGTCGGCAGCCGTGAAGTAATGCGTTTCGGCGATCACTGCCTCAATGTCAGCCGGCGTCACGCGCGCCGCCGTCTTGCCTTTCTCCTGAATCTCGCGCTCGATCGTGTCGTCATCGCCGCGCGGCGCCGCTTGCGTTGCCATGTTCATGTGGTGCTCCTGGTGGTGGTTGATCCGCGCTGCCAGCGCAGCGCAGGTGGGTTACTCGACGATGTGCCAGTCGTCGGCAAGGCAATCGGTGACGCTCGGCACCCACGTACTGACCGTGTCGTCGACGCCCTTCAGCGCCAGGTAGGCGTTGTACGGGACCATCGAGCCTTCACCGAAGTGCGCCTTCGCCGCGCCGGTCTGTACCGGATATGAGGCGGCCGGCACGAAGTAGACGAACATGCCGTTGCCGTTCCAGCCGGCGCGCGCGACGCGACGGCCCTGCTTTACCCATGACAGCGCCGAGCTGAAACACGCCCCGCGCCCTTCGCTCACGAGGACCACGGCCGGCGCTGCCGACGACACCGCGCCGCCGCCGCTCGGCGCATCGTCGTTAAGAAGCGCGCGGCGGGCTTGCTGGATTCGCTTGAATGAATGCATCTCGATCTCCTGTGATTGCTGCTGTGGCGCTCAGCGGCGCCGGATACGTGAAGGACTGACGTCCCATTCCTGATCACCGCTCGCGAGGAACGCGGCCAGTGATCGCCTGTTCGACTTCACCAACGCCTCGGCGCGGAACGTACCGTCCGCATTGCGCGTCACTGGCGACACCTCGTCGAGGTACTGCGCGGGAAGCTCAACGTCCGCTTCCACGATCTCCGGCCCACCAGCTGCATTCGCGCCGCGCCGGATGCGCCGCACAACCGTTTCGAACTGCACATATGTCCTGCCGGACGCCGCCGCGCGCCGCCACGGCAGCCAGATACGAACAAAGAGGCGCATCTACCGCTGCACCCCCATCGCGGCCACCTGGCGCCGGTCGGCGAGCATGTCGACGACCTTCTCGATCGTGTCGTTCAGCACGGACAGTTCCGTCTTCTTCAGCACCTTCCAGATGCGCTGCTGCCCGTGGATGCCGTTGTGGTTGCCGCGGTGACAATCCGCGCAGAGCGGAATCGACGTGAACCACTGGCCTTGCTCGATCTCGTGCGCTTCGCTCGGGCCACCGGCGCCGCAGCAGCCGCAATCCATCGCCTTGATCAGGCCGATGTAGGCGCGTTCAGCGACGGTCGGGGCGCGCTTGTTCTTCGTCTGCATCAGAACGTCTCCCGAACCCACTCACCTTTCACGCGGCGAATCGCGATGAACAGGTAGTGCGGGAACAGCTCGGCGGCGACCTTGATCTTCACGCGGGCGTCGTCGGTCCATCGCCCCTTTACCTCGTGGATCTCACGCGTGCCGTCGGGCAGCACCACGGCGAAATCCGGCGTGTACCAGGTGTGATCAGCCAGGCGGAACTTGAGCGACTCGAATTTGAATTCGACGACCTCGCCGACATGCAGGCGCGCCGCGAGCAGGTCGGCATACGCGGCTTCGGTCTTGTTCATGCGGCCGGCCGGCAGCCGGCCCAGCGCCTGCATGCGCTGCATCGGGGTTTGCGCGGGTGCCGGCGCGCCGCCGATCAGCTGCGTGATCGTCGCGTCGAGCGGCACCGGGCCGGGCGCGGCGAGGCGCGCCGCCGTGTCCGCGACCATGCCGCGCACGCGCGCGGTGCCGAACATGCCGCCGGCGATCGAGCTTTCGGGATAGCGAAGTGCGTTCTTGCTCATGTCACGCTGCCCGCTGTTGCGCGCCGCCGTCGCGCGGCACGCCGGTGAAGAACGCGAGCAGCGCGGCGCCGCGTTCCTCGCTCTCGCGCGTGACGCGGTTCAGCATGTCGTCCTGCCACCTTCCCGGGCCCGCCGCGCGGAACACGCGCGCCTTGAAGCGCTCGAGACCGATGCCGGACTGCTCGTCGGCCTTCTGCGGGATGCCGAGCTGCTTGCCGCGCTCGACAATGCCAGCCATCGTCTCGTGCCAGTCGTCAGGGACGTTCGCCGCCATCGCCTCGCCGACCGCGCTCACCTTGCGCGGCGGGAAGATGCCGGACCAGTTGCCGAGGATCGACGCGTTGATGCATTCGGCCGGGTCGTGCCCCTCGGTGCGCCGCTGCGCCAGCGTCAGCAGCGAGACTTCGGCGAGCGCCTGCGACCACACCGCGCCCCCAGCTGCCGCGACGGCAACGCGATGCGCTTCCCAACGCCCCCATGCTTTCGGATCGAGCCATTCCGGAAGTTCCACACAAACTCGCGGCGTAGCCGCGCCCCGAGTTTCTTGGTGGTTAGGTTTACGGTTCTTGGTGGTTCTGGGTGCCAATTTGGCGGGGGTTCCCGTCGAATTTGGCGGGGGTGCCCCGTCGTTTTTGGCGGGGGTGGGTGCCAATTTGGCGGGGGCGTCATCTTGGCGGGGGTGCCGTTCTTGCGGGGGTGCCAATTTGGCGGGGGTGCTGAAGGGAAACTTCGCCTCGTGCACCTGGTAGGTCGTGCTGCGCCCCTTGCGGAATGAACGCGTGATGATGCCGGCCGATTCGAGGTCGTCCAGATGCCGCTGCACCGTCCGCTCGCCCATCGAGCACTTACGGCGGATCGTCTCGACGGACGGCCAGCACACGCCCTCGTCGTTCGCCGTATCGCAGACGGCGACGAGCACGAATTTCGCGCCCGTCGGCAGGTCCGTGCGCCACGCCTGGTTCATGAGGTGGATGCTCATGCCGCGAGCCTTTCGACGATGTCCACCGCGCGAAACACGGCGTGCCCGAGCGTCAGCGCGATCGTGTATTCGAGCGACGCGCCGCGCGACGTCTGCCAGCCTTCGAGCATGGCGATAGCATCGCAGTCGACCAGGTGCTTGATGTCCGTGCGCATGCACGACAGCCAGTCGGCGCCCGGATCGGCGTTCAGCTCAGCCGGGTTCACGACCTCGTAGCCGAGCGCGCGCAGGCGCGCCGCCTCCGCATGGAACGCCGGGAAATTCAGTTGGGGGTGCCCTGTCATCGGGCCCGCGACGTAGATACGCATGGCGGCCTCCGTCAGTGCCCGCACGGCAGCACGCCGCCGGACTCGCGTGAGCCACACGACAGGCATACGCGGCCGGGGGCCGGCGCCACGATCGGCGTGATCGTGAGCCCGACCGGGACGGTGCGCACGCGCGTGCGCGGCTCCGGAAGCGCATCGAGCATCTCGCGGAAGAACGCATTGCGTTTCTGATGTGGCGTCATGCTGTCACCTCGACGCCGAGCAGCACCCGGTAGACCGTGCGCTTCCCCGGAACCTTCATCGTCTCGATATAGCCGGCCTCGATCAGATCCTTGATTGCGCCGCGCACCGCGCTTTCGCTCATGCCGCAGCGGAACGCGAGCGACTGCACAGTCGGCCAGCACTCGCGGTTGTTCAGGTGCGCCAGGCGTGCGATCGCAAGCAGCACCACCTTTTTCAGGGCGGGCAGCTCGACCTCCCACGCGAGGTTTTCGTGGTGGAGACTCATCGGGGGTTCCTCAGGCAGAAAATTACCGACACGACGACGCACGCCGCCATGCCGAAGGTGAGAATGTCGGCGTCCATCACGCCTCCAGCTCGAGGGAAAGCTGATCGGTACCGTCATGCCGCACACGCTCAATGCGCTCCCATTCGTAGGCGAGCCGCGCGCGCGCGATTTCGACGTATTCCGGAGTGACGTCGATGCCGACGAAAGAAAAGCCTTCGCGCAATGCAGCTTTGCCGGTGCTTCCCGATCCCATAAACGGATCCAGCACAAGGCCGCCGGACGGCGTGACAAGCCGGCAGAGGTACGCCATGAGCTCAGTCGGCTTGACCGTCGGGTGATAGTTGCCGTTGCGCGCGGGCCAATCGGCGTCCTCCTGATCGCGCATCGTCGCGCCCTTGGCGACTACCGGTGTATCGCTACCGCCGACGCCGTCGTTTCGGTCAGCGCGGGATGCCTTGGCGCAATAGAAGAATCGGGCGGCCGACTCGTTGACCTCGTCGCGCGGCATTGCGCCATCGCTGCCGCGCGCCAGCGCGCCGTAGACGTTCTGCGTTTTCCTGCTGCTGCTGCTGCTCGCGCGTGCGATCTGCCCCGGCGCATCCGGGAACGCGGCCAACACCTCGTCGCTGCCGTCGTGGATCACGTTCGCGGGCCAGCGTCCGGCCTTCATCTCGCCGCGATAGTCGACGTCCTGCTTCCAGTTCCCGTCGGCATTCACTGACGCGCCCGGTGCGAAGCGCTTCACGGTGTACTGGCCGCCGAGCGCATCGTCTGCATGAACGCGGCATGCGTCGATATTGAGTGCGCCGGTACCGTGCTCGAGCACGTTCGCCGCGACCGTGCCGGCGAGCGGTTTGCGCGCGACGCAGATCGGCTCATGTGCCGGTTTGAGCGCGGTGCCCCAGCCCTCCCAGTCGCCGTCGAGGTTCTTCGACTTCGGAAAGCCCGAGCCGTACAGCCACATGATCTGATCGCGCAGCTCGAACCCAGCATCCTCGATCGCGCACGCCATGCGGTGATAGGTGCGCGACCCGCTGAACGCGAGCAGATGGCCGCCGGGCTTCAGCACGCGCAGGCATTCGGCCCATACCGCGATGTCGTTCGCCACGCCGGACCGATCCCAGTCCCGGCCCATGAAACCGAGCTCGTAGGGAGGATCGGTAACGACTGCGTCGACCGAATCGGCCGGCATCATTTTGATGACGTCACGTGCATCGCCGCTGTAGAGCAGAAACGGAAGCTTCATGCGCATGCCCGCCTATCGCGCGGCGTAGTAGCGCGCCGCCGGGCCGCACGCGTGGAACTCGAGCGCGCGCTCGACGCTGACGAGCGGATGCCGGTGAACGACGATGACGTCCGGCGTGCTACCCGGATGTGCGGGCTCGGGGCGCATCGTGCGGCCGCACGTCGCGAGATCCCATTTCGTCGGCAGCAGGCCGAACAGCGATAGCGGCCCGCGGTGCGGAAGCACATGCATGCAGTGGCGGCACTCGCGCGCGCCCTTCCCCGGTGCAGTCATGACGTTTCGTCCCGTTTCTTAGGTAGCGCCCTATGGGGCGGTTCTTCGTATTTTCTCCCCGTCTTTCCGGGGTGCCAGGTGCCGCTGTTAGGCGACGCGCATGCCCCGCGCCGCCGGCGACTCGTCGGCCGGTTCCGGTGCGTGGTAAATGCGGAACGTGAGCTGCAGCAGCTCTTGGATGTGGCGGTGCGTGTCGTGCGCGATGCGCTCGAGCTCGGCCCGCTCCCTGTCATCGACGACGCCGTCATCGATCGCCTGCGCATGCGTGCGCGCCAGCGCGCCGAGCTGATCGAGGATCAACGTGAACTTCGTCAGCAGCTCCTGGTTGTCGCACTCCTCGTCCATGCCAGGCAGACGGACGAACATGCCGCCCGACTGCTTCGCGATCGCCTCGGCGAAGTCGCGGCGGCCGGACAGCGTCTGCATCGCGAGCGCGGTGTCGACGTGGAGCACCTGGCCCTTCACCTCGTAGATGCGGTTCTGCAGGCTCGCGGACGACATGCCGAGCGCGGCCGCCATCGCATCGGCCCCGCCGGGGAACGCGCGACACATGGCTTGGTAGGCTTTACGAAGTCCCATAGTGGTTTGCCCCTAGATCAATGGTTACGCGCGGTGTCGATTTGCGGAGAATGCGAAGCGTGGTCGTCGGCCGGCGCCGGCGGCAGCGCGCGGATCGGCTCGTTGACGAGCTCGGGCCAGTGCTCTTTCCAGTCATCGAGCCGAAACCAGCGACGGTCGACGCCGGTCGCGCACTCGATCTGTCGCGCGCGGCGTGTGGGGATCGGACGCTGACCGTTCGCCCACTGCTGAACCGTCTGAGGCGTAACGCCCACCAGTCGAGCGAGGGCCGCTTTCCCGTGTGCGATCGAAACTGCACGCTGGAGCGCGAGGCCGGATTCGGTGCTCATAGGGAATCAAAAAATGGTGATGACAGAAGAAAGAATAAGGCATTACCTCACTGATGACAAGGCATTGCCGTATCTGGCTGCTCGCGTGCCTAATAAGGCAATGCTTACTGGCAAGGAATTAGGCGACGCTCTACGGGTCGCCATTGAGAAGAAGGCCGTCACAAAGAAGGCCGTGGCGGACTATTTCGGCATCAAGCCGCCGTCGCTCCAGGACTGGATCAATTTCGGGCGCATCGACAAAAAGCACCTAAACAAGCTCGTTGCCTATTTCTCCGACGTTGTGGCGCCCGAACACTGGGGCATAGACGTGGACATGCTCGTGACCGACCGCGAGGGGCGGTTAACGGCCGTCCAACTAAAATCTGTAGTCGGGACATCCCCGGATGACCTCGCGGTTTCCGGCGATGCGACACTTTCCGTAATAGAAATGTCAGAGCGGCTTGCTGCGCAAATCGTAGCAGTGGCCCGCGCGGGCCTTCTCGACCAGCGCGGGATTGCACTTCTCGAGCGGGAAATGCGCCGTTGCATAGCCGCAACGCACCCCACAACGGAAAATAGCGCATCCGGACGGCTGAGCGACCTGGAAGCGCCCGACAGGAAGGCACAACATGGTCGGCGAGGGCAAGGACGCGGACGTCCCAAGTAACGTCATTTCACTGGAGGCCTTCAAACGAAAGGCCGCCGAACGCCGGTATGCCAAGATCTGCATGGCCGAGGACGCAACCGGTGATGTCGAGTACCGAATGGAAGGCGTTACCGCGCTCAACGCCCTTCCCTTCGTGCAGCTGATGCTTCACCTGTCAGGGCGCATGCTGAAAATCTACATGGGGTGACCATGACAACAAGAATTCTGGCGGCAGCAGCGCTTTGCGCTGCGCTCGCCGGCTGCGCAACATATGACCTCGCATTGATGCCGCGCGGCCCGGGGAAAATGGCTCACGGAACAGCAAAGCAGATCGACAAGTCGGTCGCAATCAACATCGACGATCGCACCTACGTCGGCAAGTTCGCATACGTTCAGGGCGGCTCATTTACGCTCGGCACCGCGTTCGCAGGCGGCCAGGTCGCGACCGGGAACGCGATCGGCGTGAGCGCCACCGGTAACGGGAATGTCCTGGCGCAATCATCCGACGGCCGCAACCTGCGCTGCGTCTTCTCGTTTAGCGGCTGGAGCCAAGCCGGGACAGGCATATGCCTCACCGACGACAATCAGTTCTACGACCTCCAGATCTCGCGCTGACACGCGTACGCCGACGAAGTCCCGCCGAGGCGGGATTTTTTTTGCCCCGGAAATAAGGCATTGCCTATTGACAACCAAGTAAGGCATTGCCTACTATGCCTCTCACCAACACCTGGGAGAGGCCCATGTTCAAGAACCGATTGTTTGGCGCCCGGCGCGCCGCCAGCACGCCGCGGCTGAAGAAGCCGCGCACGCGGGCCGACTTCGAAGCGATCGCGCGCGCCCAGGCGAAGCGCGAACGCAAGGCGCTGAAGCTCCGTTGGGACAACTCCGTTCACCGCGGCACGTACTACTTCACCCGTGACGCCGCCGTCGCCGAGGAAGCGCGCCGCGTGCATGACCTGTTCACCGCCGAGCGTGCCGCATGAAGCCCCGCGCCGACTGGTTGCCGCTCGTCGTGCTCGCCACCTTCTACCTGCTCGGCTCGGCCATCGCGCCGCCGGTCGAGCGCCTCATAGGGCTGTGGGCATGAAGGCGCTGATCATCCTATGGGCTCGTGCGTTCGTCGCAGTCGCCGCCGTCCTCGCGCTGCAGGCTGCCGTGCAGCAGTGGGATGAAGCCGGCGCACCGCCGGCGGCCGCCGCTGACGAGCGGAGCGCCTGACATGCTCCCCACCCTCTGGCAAATCGTCGAAGACCTGGCGAACGGCAGCATCACCCGCCGCCAGGCGTTCGCCATGCTGAAGGCGCGCCTGCGCGCCGCCGCCGCGCGGAGACGCTGATCATGCCCGCACGCATCCCCGTCACCGACGCCATGGTCGCTCGCGAGTTTCGCCTGCAGCGCGTCCCCGGCTCGGCCGTCGACGCGATCACGAATCCGCTGATCCGCCGCTGCCTCGCGCTCGGCGCCGAGGCGCGCGCCGCGCGCGAGGATGCCGCGCACCCCATTTCCCACCGCGACGCGAAGTCCCGCGCCGCCAACGATACCGACTGACCCACCCTCACCGACTGGAGATCACATGAGCGTCAGACCCATCACCGACACCCTGCGCCACATCGGCGGCGGCGTCTTCATCGATCAGGCCAGCGACAAGCTTGCCGAGCTGGTCAATGCCGTCGACGCCAGCGGCAAAGCCGGCGTCCTTACCATCACGATCGCCGTCAAAAAAGCGACGCGCGGCGGCGCCATGCACATCGGCGGAAAGATCACGCTGAAGAAGCCTGCCGAGGATCCGATGGAGGCAATGCTGTTCGCGACGCCCGACGGCAACCTCATCGCCGACGACCCCCGCCAACAAAAGCTTGACCTGAAGCGCGTCGAAGGTGCTTCGGACGCGCCGCCGGCCGCGCTCAAGACCGCGTAACCCTCCCTCCACCAGAAAGGAATCCCGCAAGCCATGGACGACATCAATCAGAACCTCGCCGAAACGCTGGCGCGCGAAATGAAGCAGCCGATCGACATCGGTTCGAACACCGCAGCGGCAGTCCGCCGTATCGCACTGCCGCCGGACTGGACCCTCATTGAGAAAGACGAGCGCAAGACGCTGCCCGCGCCGCTGCGCAAGGTCGCGCAGGTGCGCGTGCGTGACGTCGACAGCTTCATCGATTACGTGAAGCGGCACGGGTCGCTCACCGACTGCACGATCTGGTGCCTCGCCGACTACGTACAGGGCAAGATCGCGTTCACCGGCATCGTCAATGACCACGGCGCCGACGACAGCAAACCGGCGTGGCGCGACCACCGCGCGATGTTCTCCCCCGAGTTCAGCGAGGAATGGCGCCGCTGGACGGGCTTCAACAAAAAGCAGCTCAGTCAGACGGAATTCGCGGCGTTCATCGAGGACAACCTGAAGGACATCGCGAGCCCGGACGGCTCGGGCCTGCCGAGCGGCGCCGCGATGCTCGAAATGGCGCTGTCGTTCGAGGCAACCCAGGACATGCGGTTCAAAAGCGCGATCCGTCTCTCGAACGGCGGCGTCAATCTGTCGTTCGTCCAGGACGACGACGCGCAGACGCTCCAGAAGATGTCCGTGTTCGAGCGCTTCGCGATCGGCGTGCCCGTCTTCTGGAACGGCGACGCCTACCAGGTCGACGCGCGTCTGCGATACCGCGTGCGCGACGGCAAGCTCGCGTTCTGGTTCGAGCTGATCCGCGCCGACAAGGTGCTCGAGGCGGCCGCCACCACGGTCATCAGCACGATCAAGGAAAAGACCGGCAACCCGTTCTTCTTCGGCAACCCCTTCGACGGCGAATAACCAGTTTCTCCGTGGCCTGCCGCGCGCGCCCTCGTTGCGCGCGGCACTTTGGGGCGGACGTCTCGCCCCGCTTTTTCCATCGGCTTCAACGGTGGGTGCTCGGAGTGATGGGTGGGCGCCGTCACACCACAGTGCGAACTGGCCTGCAGCCACTCGGTGCTTTCATGCCAACGCTGCCATATGCGAGCCGAGCACCCACCCCTGATGCTGGAGCAACGAGAACCACATGGGCGCGTACTACAACGAGCACGACCCTTACGCCGCGCAGTGGCTGCGCAACCTGATCGCCGCCGGACATATCGCACCCGGCGACGTCGACGAAAGGAGCATTGAGGATGTTCGACCTGACGACCTCCGAGGATACGACCAGTGTCATTTCTTCGCCGGAATCGGCGTCTGGTCGTATGCACTTCGGCGCGCCGAATGGCCCGACGATCGACCTGTTTGGACAGGTTCCTGTCCGTGCCAACCTTTCTCCGCGGCAGGCAAAGGACTTGGGTTTGACGACGAGCGGCATCTATGGCCTGCGTGGTACTGGCTCATCGGAGAGCGTCGCCCTCCAGTCATCCTTGGAGAACAGGTTGCGAGCAAAGACGTCGACCCTTGGATCGACCTTGTACACGCTGACGTGGAAGCGCTGGATTACGCCTATGGGTGTGTCCCGTTCCCGTCTGCGGGCGTCGGTGCCCCGCACATCCGCGACCGCGCGTACTGGATGGCCTACGCCCACGGCCGCACTCGCGGAAAAGGGCGTGCGCACGTTCGAGGGCGGGCTGACCGAGGCTATGCGCAATCACGGGCCGGATCTCGCGGCAGCAGCATGCTTGGCGGGATGGCCGACCACGACGAGCACGGACGCGCTGCGAATGCCGTCTCCGGAATTCACAACGTCCAACGTGACGCTGAACCATGCGGCAGCGCTCGCTGGGTGGCCGACGCCAACGACCACGGATTTCAAGGGAGCGCCGTCGAAGCCATATGCCGAAAGGGGCGGCGGCAAGAAGGGCATGCGACTGGATGCAGCGGCTCATCATTGGCTGACGGTCTCGAACGAGTCGAAGCCGGCCCGACTAATGGCATCTGGCGCGATGCTGACTGGCTCCTCTGCCGGGATGGAAAGTGGCGGCCAGTTGAACCCGGCACATTCCCGTTGGTTGATGGGGCTCCCGCGCGCGTGGGACGACTGCGCGCCTATGGCAACGCGATCAACGCCGAAGCGGCAACGCAATTCATCCTCGCCGCGCGAGACATCCTGACCACCTGAGGACACCACCATGAACGACCAACCGATTCTCCAGAAGATCCCCGTCGTGCGCGACGAGAACGGATATTTCATCCACCCCGACCTGCGCCACTTCTGGACGGTCACCTTGGAAGGCGCCGAGGGCTGCACACCGCAACAGTGGGAAGACCTCGAAACGCGCGCTGGCATCAAGACGTCGATCTACCACCTGGAAAACGAGAGCATGGATCACCCGGCATACGTCTCGTACTTCGATAACGGGAACCTCGACATCACTGCATGGGATCCGTCGCCCGAACCCGGCTGGTGGCTGATCGAGATCGGCGACAGCGACGACGGCCCGTATGCCGTCTATGCAACCCATGCGTGAGGCGAACCATGAACGACCAACAACAGAGCCGCGCTGATGCGCTGACGTACGACCAAGCAGTGCAAGAACTCACGAAGTTCTACGGCAAAGGCGGACGCGCGACGGCGGCGATGTTCGCAGCGCCGATTGCCACCGAGCCTGACTATAAAACGGTATTCGAAGATTTCTTCGATGCCTTCGAGTTTCCGGGTCCGGAAAGCCCAGTGAATCGTGACTACGCTGTCGCGAGAGCTGCGTGGGACAAACGCGGCCAGCTTGCGGAACGTGATCTGCGCGATCTTCAGTTCGCAGTGGAACTTCCCGAATCCACTCCCGCAGCAGCGCCGATCCCGATGCTCCTGTTCTGCCCGCGTTGCGGCACGCAGCACGTCGACGCGCCGGAGACCAAGCTGGACGACCAAGATGACCGCGTGCCCATCACGACCTGGACGAACCCGCCGCACCGCTCGCACCTATGCCACGCCTGCGGGATCATCTGGCGCCCAGCCGACGTTGCGACCGTCGGAGTCGCCGCTATCGAAACGCGCGGCAAAGCGGATACGTGGACACCGAACACGCCGTGGATCGGCCACAACCGGCCAGTCGACGTCTCTGCCAATGAGACAGGTGCGGAAGGGGAGAAGCCGGTCGCATGGTTCATCGACTGGCCCGACGAGCCCGAGCTCGGGCATTACTTCGCAGAAGAACCGTGCGACCCCAAGTATGGACGTAGCCGCGCGCTCGGCTTCATCGAGTCCCACTCCCCCGCTATGGTGGCAGCAGCGCCGGCCGACGAGCGGGCAATCGGTCTGATGGACGAGCAGCAGCGACGCGCCGTCGAATTCGCGCTCGGGATGTGCGCGGGACACCCCGCAGGCGAGCCGCACGTCGCGGCGCTCGAATCGCTTCTCGCGGTGCAGCCGGCGCCGCACGCCGACGACCTTGCCGTCGACCGCTTCGCCGCGGAAATGAAAGCGAAGCTCGCCGCGAAGCGCGCCGCCGGCCGCAGTGGATGGGATGACCCGAAGCAGTGCCACGTCGCCACGCTCGCGCGCTACCTGGTCGAGCACGTCGCCAAGGGCGACCCGGTCGACGTCGGCAACTTCGCGATGATGCTCCACCAGCGCGGCGCCGACGAACACACCCTGCCCGCCGCCCTGCACGTCTACACGCACCCGCGCCCCGCGACCCCGAAGGAGGGCCGATAATGCCGCGCTCCAAGAACATTCCGACAGCCGACGAGCTGCTCGCCGTCATGCGCCCTGGCATCGTCCATTCGCCTCACGACCTCGCCAATCTATTCAACACCAAGGCCGCTGAGGTGCGACCCGTGCTCGAGGCGATGGCCGACGCAAACACGCTATCACGCGTGAATGCGTTCCGGGCGCGCGAGTGCAACTTCATCATCGCAGGCACCGAGAAGCACGTCGCCGACCCCGACAAGTACGTCGGCGAGCCGGCCGCGCCGCGCACGTACTTCGTCATGACGGGCAACCTCGACGCCTACGCCGCCGAGATCCGGCGCCGCGCCGCCCTTTGCATGATGGTGCGGCGATGAGCGAGAACACGAACATCGAATGGTGCGACCACACGTTCAACCCGTGGGAAGGCTGCCAGAAGGTCGGCCCGGGCTGTGACCACTGCTACGCCGAGGCGCGCAACGCGCGCTTCGCCGGCGGCACGGCTGTCAACTGGGGGCCCGGCGCGCCGCGCCGCCGCACGTCGCCGGCGAACTGGCGGAAACCGATCTCGTGGGATGCCGCGCACGCCGAGTTCTTCGCCGCGCATGGCCGGCGCCAGCGCGTATTCTGCGCATCGCTCGCCGACGTGTTCGATAACGCCGTTGCGGATGCATGGCGCGCGGATCTGTTCGACCTGATCTGGAACACGCCGCACCTCGACTGGCTGCTGCTCACGAAACGCATCGGCAATGCCGGACCGATGATCAAACGTGCGCTCGAGCTCGCCGGGCGCGGCGTGAATACGCCGTGGCCTTGGTCGAATGTCTGGCTCGGCGCAACGATCGTCGACCAGGTCGAGGCTGATCGCGACATCGAAAAGCTTCTCATGACGCCGGCACGCCGTCGGTTTCTGTCGATGGAGCCGCTCATTGGACCGGTCGATCTCCGGGCATGGTTCGATCCCACTGGCGTCTGTTGCATGCAGGAAATGCAGTCTTGCGCAGATTGCCCTGCCGACGCGCCATGGATTCACGGACCCACCACCGAATACGCGGAGGACGGGACGGGCTACAGCTCGCCCGAAATCGACTGGGTGATCGTCGGCGGTGAAAGCGGCCACGGCGCGCGACCGATGCATCCGGACTGGGCCCGCTCGCTACGCGATCAGTGCGCCAGCACCGGCGTGCCGTTCTTGTTCAAGCAATGGGGCGAATGGTGCCCCCGCGGCCCTGAGAGCATGGGCTATCCGCTCGTCGAAAACGTGCCGCGCGTCCGGCTGACCGACGCCGGCGATAACGGTCAGGGGCTTGGTGCCCGCGGCAGCAACGATTGCTGGATGCAACGCGCTGGCAAGCGCGCTGCCGGCCGCCTGCTCGACGGCCGCACGCACGACGAATTCCCGGGGGCACGATGAAAGAGCGCCCTATCCTTTTCAGCGGCCCGATGGTACGCGCCATCCTCGAAGGCCGGAAAACGCAGACACGGCGCGTGATGAAGCCGCAGCCCGTCGCACAAAACGGCTGGGTCGACGGCGCTTACTGGGAACGCCGCCCGGCGCGCGGCATCGAGCCAGCGGATCAGTGGTGTATTCGCGATGCACGTCAATTCTGCCCGCACGGAACGCCCGGTGATCGGCTGTGGGTGCGCGAGACGCACGACGTCAATCGACTGGGGAGCGAGACTTTCCCGGATGGCCGCACCCGCTTATACGCGGGCATTGCCTATCAGGCAGACGACGGCCGCCACGAGGCAGACATCAGCGATAGCCAGTGCCGGGCGATTGAGGCAAAGAAATGGCGCGGCTGGACGCCGTCGATCCACATGCCGCGCTGGGCGTCACGCATCACGCTCGAAATCACCGGCGTGCGCGTCGAGCGCCTGCAGTCGATCCGATGGGACGACGCAATCGCGGAGGGCATCCCTGATCCGCGGCGCGCCGCTCGCCGCGTCGACCCGGTCGAGGGCTGCGTCGCGCAGTTCCGGGCGTTATGGGACGGCCTCAACGCCGCGCGCGGCTACGGCTGGGATCAAAACCCGTGGGCGTGGGTCATCGAATTCAGGAGGATCGAAGCATGAGCATCGGGCTGATGACGCCGGCCGACCTCGAGCAGGTCAGCGGTAAGAAGCGCTACTCGGCGCAGGCAAAGTGGTTTAAGGCGCAGTTCGACGTGGACGTGCCGCAACGCGCCGACGGCAGCATCGTGCTGACGTGGGAAACATTCACGGCGCTCGGCGAAGCGAAGCTCGGCCTGCGCAAGGCCGACCAGGTCACAACGACCCGCACGGACGATCGGCCGCCCGTCTACCTGCTCAGGAAAGCATGACCACGCGCCGCCGAAAGAGATCCTCCGGATTGCCGAGCCGCGTCTATATCCGCAGCGGCTCGCATTACTGGGCACGGCCCGACGGCCGCTGGATCAACCTGTCGCGCGTCAGCGAGGGTGAGGTGCGCATGCTCCATCGGCTCGCCGAGGAGAAGCGACGCTTCGAGCCCAAGATCGGGATCGGCAACGTGCCGAAGCTCGTCGGCGAGTACATGGACACCCACAAGATGAAGTACGCGGACACGTTCCGCGACGAATGGGTCCGCCGCGGCGACGCCGTCGTCTACTACTTCCGGGACTGGAACATCGAGCGGATCGACGCCGGCGACGTCGAGGACTTCCTGACGCGAAATTGGCCCGACAAGCTCCCGATGCAGCGCGGGATGAAGGCATGGCTGTCGAAGTTCTTCAATTGGATTGTGCGCCGCAAGAATCTGGTGCAGGTGAACCCGTGTCGCGAGGTGCTGGTGAAGAAGCCGCCGGTCCGCGACGTCTACATCCCGGACCGCCATTTCCTCGCGATCCGCGCTGCCCTGATGACGTACCGATACACGAAGGACGAAGGGACGCCGAAGGCGAAGACGATCGTCGGAAAAGTACCGACCGGTCCGATGATGCAGTGCTTCGTCGACCTCTGCTATCTGACCTGCCAACGCTCCACCGAGATCCGGCTGCTTCGCTGGGATCAGATCGACCGGGAGGCCGGCGTGATCCACTTCGTTCCGACCAAAACCGAAGACTCGAGCGGCCAGGCCGTCGACTGGCCGCTGACGCCGGATATCGAGGCGGTGCTCGCGCGCGCTAAGCTGCTCGATCCGGCATTCGGCCAAACCTACGTGATCCGAGACAAGAAAGGCAACCCCAAGACGGACCAGGCGTGCCGCGACGCGTGGGACGGCGCGATCGAGCGGGTCGCCAAGTTCGATTCCAGCATCGCGGGCAAACCCTACACGATCAAGGACATCCGCGCGAAAGCGCTGACCGATGCAAAGCGGGCCGGATACGACATCGAGTTCTTGCGCATCGCGGCGGCGCACACCGATACGTCGACGACCGAGACGTATTTCAAGGATCGCGAGACGCCGGTATCGAAGGTCATCATGCATCTGCCGACGCCGAAATCGGCATAA